TCGGTAATATTCTCAAATGAGACATCTAAATTTTCTCCTGCTATCTTACCATTTGCTGTAGACAGCAATTTAGATATATCTCTAGCTTTTGTCATATTAAGTATTCTCCTACGATTTTAAGATTTTATTAAAGAACCAAAGTATCTGCTTCAGCTTCAGTTAATGCTTCGCCAGAAATCAACTTTGCTTTTGCACTAGCTTTTAATGCTTTCAATTCAGCTTCTTGTTGTTGAACAAGAGTTGCACTAGCTTCATATTGTGTAGCTTCTGTATTTAAAGCATCAATTTCAGCTTGTGTCATTTCAACTTCTTCAATGCCATTTGGTGTTATTTTTTTATGTCTCATAGATTACTCCTTATTTTTTAAATCCATATAAAGTCATTGTGCCAGATGTAATATTTCCTGTGTGTGGATATATTTTCCAACCTGTTAATGCATTTGATGATATGCAATTAAATCTCATTTCACCAAATATACCTCGATATACATCAGCTCCATGCACATCACTACCACCACTAAAATTAAGATATGTATTTCCATAGCGATAAGTGCTTGTTGATTGTGGTGCAAAAATTTCAGTATAACCAGACAAAGTAGCATCACTTGTTGTTTGTGGTCTTTTAAATTGATACTGTGATTGAGAACTTCTTTCATTACGACCTATTTGAAGTACATTATCTAATTGTGTATATTGTTGTATTGATTGATTTCTTCTGCTTGTTAAATAAAAACCTGCACTATCATATTCTTCTGCATAAGAAGTTGATACTCCCATAAAACTGTCTGAAGTTAAATCTCCAGTTGAAATTATTGCTCTTTGATTAACATAAGCAGTAGTACTAAAAACTATATCTTGATAAACAATTTTGTAGTAACCATAAAGTGTGTCATTAAAAAATCCATCTACTGATAATGATGCACTTGAACTAGCATCAACAGAAGCAAGAACTTCTAAATTACCAGATGAACCAACACCAGATGCAAGTTTAGTCCAGTAAGTAGTATTAACTGTACCTAAAGTTTGTGGTGTTTGGTTTGTTGAACCTTGAACTGCAACAAAAGTATGAGTACCATCTTGAGTGAATTGTACTACATCATTTTTATTGTAAGCAGTTGCACTATCCCAAGTACCTTGATTGGTACTTCCGATTGATGAACCTTTTGCAAAAATGTTCCAATAAGTAGTATTTACTGTACCATTAGTTGCAGGGGCTTGGTTAGTTGAACCTGCTACAGCAACATAAGATGAGGTTTCTCCATTGTCAGTATACTGAACTACATCTTTTGAAGTATAGGCAGTAGCACTAGACCAAGTACCTTTTTGCGTAAACGCAATTTTTCCTATGTCTATTGTAGCCATAATTTTTTTCTCCTATTTATATTTAGATTGTTGCGATTAAGTTGCCATTACTGTCTAATGACCAACTAAATCCTGTTGATGCGTAAATGACATCATCAAATGACGCATAGGTAGTAGCATCTATATTATCTGCACCACCATTTGTTGTTGTGACTTGAAGTGTATCTAATACACCATCACTATCTGTATCTGTTAATACAAATCCATAAATTTCTGCTGAACTAGAATTAGAATATTCTAAAGCTGTACCTGCTTGATTAACGACTAAAGCCTGTCCTGCACTTCCTAAAGAAGCAGGTGTGTCTGATAAGTCATTAATTGATGAAGTTGGTGTACTAAATTCTAAAGCTGTTCCACCAGAATTAACTACTAATGCTTGTCCTGCTGAACCTAATGCAGGAACATCATTTGCATCAGTAATACTGAAGTTAGATAAAGTGAATGTACCATAGGCAATTACCTCTAAAATATCGTTAGCTGAAGCACCACTAGAAAGTACGATTGATGTACCTGTAGTAGCTGTGAAGTCTGAACCATTTACAAGTTTAACTCCATTCAAATAAATATCTGCAAACCCACTATCGTAGCTTAAAGTGTTTCCATTATCATCAGCACCAGTAAATGTAGTTTGTGATGCTGTTGCTGTGTACTTAAATCTGTTTGCTGTTCCATTAACTGCTGAACCTGCGTTTATCCAACCACCACTTGAGTAGACCTTCATGGTGTCTGAAGCTGTATCAAAATATAAATCTCCTAAATCTAAAGCTGAACCATCAGGGTCTTGTGTTGGTGCAGTTGCACTAGCACCTAGATATGTATTTGCGAAACTGTTTACTGAAGCTAAATTGTTAGCAACTGTTTGAATATTGTTAGCACCTAATAAATCAGCACCTACTGCATCTACATTAGCTATTGAACCTGCAACTGTTTCTATTTCTGAAGTGACTTCATTTAAGTCATTAGCTACAGTTTGTAATTCTGCAATTTTATCTTGGACATCTTGAATATCAGTAGAAATATTTGCTACTGCTGTGATGTCAGTTCTAATATTATAAAGAGCAGATAATTCTGTGTTTAATCCTGCAAGTGTTGAAATATTATTAGTAGGTGATATTTGACCTGCAACTGTAGTGATGTCTGCATTGTTTGCTTCAACATTTGTAATTTCTGTACTTAAACCCCCAAGAGTTGTTATTTCAGAATTTAAACCTGCAACAGTTTGAATATTGTTAGTTGGTGAAATCTGTCCTGCAACTGTAGAAATATCTGCTGAATTACCATCTACATTAGTGACATTATTTCTAATGTTATAGACACCTGTAATTTCAGTATCTATTCCTGCAAGTGTACTTAATCCATTTGTAGCAGTGGTTCCATCTTCAAGGTCTGCTAAAGTTTGAATATCAGTTTCATTATTTGCAACTGTAGTTATGTCTGCACTAATAGCACCTAAAGAAGTAATTTCAGTATCTAGTCCTGCTACTGTACTAATATTATTTGTTGGTGAAATTTCACCTGCTACAGTTGATATGTCGGTATTGTTATTTGCAACGCTTGTGACATCACTAGAAATACCTGCAACTGTTGTAATGTTAGGTAAATTTGTAGAAATAAATCCTTTTGTAACTGCATCACTATCATCAACAGGGCTTGCAAGATTTGTAATTCTTTTGTTATCAGCGTCCCATTGGTCAGTAGATGTACTTAAAGAAATTGTATTCTCAGTAATATCAATCGCTTCTTGGGCCATGTAGAAACTTTGGTTTCCATCTTGGTCAAGAGTAGCTTCAGTTAATGTAGAACCATCTTGGTAATCTACTAATCTAGAAGTTTGACTTGTACTTCTAGTAAATTTAATTACAGCACTAGCTGATGGTGCAGTTGTAAAAGTAATAGTTGATGAAGTTGTAAAACTATAATCTGTATTTAAAGTTTTAGTTACTCCATCTAAAGTGACAACAACATGAGCTTCTTCTATGTAAGGAAAAGTAACACTATAGTTTACTGTACTCCCGTCACCTGTGTATGTATCTATTGCAAATGCCATATTTTAATATAAACTCCTCGCTCCTTTATCTGGTAAACCAGAATTATCTCTTAAAAAGTTAAGTAATTGATTTATTCCATATAAGTTTTGATATGGAAGTATTCTCATTATTCTATTTAAATCTTGTTTACTAAAGTCATAATCAGAATTGAATAATGATTTTATAACTGAACCACCAATACCTAAAACTTTTTCTCCTAAGTCATAGGTTGGGTTTCCAGTTATCAAATTCATTTCTTGACCAGATGATCTAGTATTAAATCTGTATTCGGGTGCTATTTGGCCCAACACTAAATCCATAAACGGAGGCATTACTGAAGACCACCCCGCTCTTTGAAATGATGCTAAAGCAACTTTAGTATAATCACCTTTGTCACCTAATTTCTTTTTCAGATAAGCTTTCTTTTCGCTTGCACTCATACCTATTGTATTGAAGTGTGCTTGAGCTACATAAGCTGATCCTCCAACTAAACTTGTATACATAAACATAGAGAATGTTTGAAAATCACCCATAGCTACGTTATGTAAAAACTGTTTGTTCCAAGCAGTCATTATAAACTGTCTAAACTGAGACATGGATTTTCCGTATGCGTTATCAGAGAAAAATCTACTTGTGTCTCCAATCATGTTGTATTGGACTGCTCTCTTAGTATATCTATTAACTGCAATACCAAACTTCTTAACTAAATTTTGATCTTTAAAATTAACAAAATCAAAAGATAAAACTCTACGACCTAAAGCTGTCTTTTGTGTTACAACATTAGGACTATTAAATTCTTTTGCTAATGCTACTAAATCTTTATCAGTAAGACCTAATACTCTGTATCTATTTAATCTTCCTTTAGATATTTCATCTATTAAAGAACCTTTTTTAGAAACATCAATTAAATCTTCAGCTAGTCTATGAACAAATAATCTCATAGCTATTTTTCTTTGGTTGCTGTCTATACCAATTAAACCAGATAAATAACCTGTACCTTTTTCAAAAGCATTTTGTGCAGGTTTACTTATTAAACTTCTTTTAGATTGATCTAGTTGAGATACACCTCTATCTAAAACATCATAAGCTTGATATTGTCTATAAAGATAATCGTCACCATTTGAAGAACCAATAACTGCCATGTCTTTGTAAAACGTATCATTCATTTTACCATCTTGGGCATCACTTAATATTCTTCTAAAGAATGGTACTTCATTTAATAAAGTTCTAAACCCTTGTTGAGAAACAGCTACACCATACTCAGGTAACTGTGCAATACCAACTTGGTTCAAAACTCTAACAAAGTTAAATCTTCTTAAATCTCTTAACCACTTGTTCATTCCAACAGTAGGATCTCCTGTTTCAGTAGATCTTCCCATTAGATTATTAAAGAAACTTTCAATGGTGTCTTTTTCTTCTTTAGCTATAAATTGACCACCAGCTTTTCTTTGGGCTACATTTTTTAATTCTTTAAAATCTTTAACAGCATCAGGATCTCTGTAGACATCATCAATGTCATTAAATAATTCGTTTTTATATTTTAACCAAGCATTTCTACTTTTAATACCTAATCTATCAGATAATGAATACCAACCTGCCATTTCATTAGTGTATGAATGCCAAAGTAAGTCTACATCATTTTCAAATATTTCATCTAATCTAACTCTTTGTCCTTTGATTACAGATTCAAAGTTTTCATCTAATCTTATTCTTTCTTTAAATCTACCAGAAGTTAAAACACTAATTTGATTTTTAAGTCCTTCAAATAAAGTGTTTCTCTGTTCTTTAGTTAAATTAGAAAATACATCATCAATGTATTCTCTTAACATTTCTGGGTCTTTAATTCTGATCAATTGTTCAATATCAAAACCACCCATACGACTATTATATTTAGCCGCTTTAACAATAGTTCTTGCGAGAGCTCTTGCTTTAGTAATTTCTTTTTTAATATCTTTATCAGTTCTTTTAACAGCAGGATTGTCTAATCTGTTTAAAAGAGGTTGTTGTTTTGTAATAGCTTGAGTAATTAATTCTTCTATACCATCTTCACCAATTCTTCTTTCTAAAGCCGCAAAACTTTCGTAACTAATTTTTCTAGGTACATAAAATCTTCCTGTGTTGCCTGCTAAATCTTCAGCACCTTCAACACCAGATTCTTTTAACAACTTAGCCCATAGTTCAAAACCATCAGCATAAGCGTTTGCCGCTTTTATTAAGTTTGGATCTTTTAGTAATACTTCTTCTTGTGCACTAAGTTTTAATCTTTTTTCTTTTTTACTAAGAGCTATAATTACTCTTTTAGTATCGTGCATAAATCTTGTTTTGTGACCAAACTGAAAGAAACCTCTGACACCACCAAAGCCTCTATCTTTTAAATAACCTTTCATAGCATCACCTACGTTTGAATAAACTGTACTGTGAGCTCTCATGACAACTTGATCTCTAGTCATTTCAACTGTGCTGTCTTGTGTTGCCGCTTGGCCTGTCTTTTTATCTTTATAACCAACAGGATCTTCCATAGATTTAAAGTTAAACAGTTTTACTTTTTTAGATAAAGAAGTACCTAGTGTACCTGATCTAGTCATACTAAAACCAAAGAAAGGAATGTTTCTTAGTTTAGGAAAGAATAATTCAACGTTATCAATTAACGCTGTATCATTTAAATCTTTTTCAAGTTTCTTATTACCTTTAGAATGCTTAACATTTTTAAATTTTGTTTTATTAGCTTTATCTGTAACTTTTAAACCATTCTCAACTAAGTCTTGTTTTTCTGTGGCTCTAGCTACATTTTTAAGAGATTTAGCTGTAAGGGCGGATATTCCCCCTCCAAGAGTACCACCTAAAGCTGATGCAATTAGTACATCATTTAGGCCCATTGTTGGGTTATTAGCCGCTATTGGAGAATATAAAGCACCTTCCATAGTACCATAAGCTAAACCTTTTCTAATGAAGTTTTGTCTTCTTGTTAGACCCGTAAAAAATTGACCAGCTTTCATTACTTTACTTAAAGCTCCATAACCCGTTAAGTTAACAGGATCTAAAATAAAAGTACCAAACTGTAGAGCTATACCTTTCCAACCTAAAGAAGCTAACAGTTCAGCATTCTTTTGGTGTTTTGCCGCTTTTTCTCCTAGATATTTTAAATGTTCACTATTCAATGCACCAATTAAAGTATCTGCAAATTCTGGGTTTAAATTATATTCTTTAATAACAGCATCAAATTCTTCTTTGTTATTCTTCATACTAAAACCATCTTCTTGAATAAAAGTTGGTGATGAAAATAATTCTATAGCATTAGAGAATACTGTATTTTCTTGAATCGTAGCTTTTAGAATATTAGGAATTGTTCTTCCTTCTTCTATATACTTTTGTAATTCACTATAATTATAAGCTTGATCTAAAAACAAACCACGACTTACGTCAGGTAATTCTGACCATAAGTATTTTTGTTTAGTAATATCTATAGGTGTAAACTTTCTTTTTTCTT